TAATTAATTAAATCATCACAGACTTTTTTGTCTATGTACCAACCTGCTATAAAATTATTTAATTTATTTATTTTACTGGGTTCCACCTAGCAATTCCATTTTCTAAGACTCTTATTAATTCTTGAATTTGGATCTCTTGCTGTTTTAGCTGAAGTTAATCTTTTCTTCATTCCAGTCATCCTCGCGCAAAAACTCTTTCTACGGTTTGCGGCTTTAGATCCTTTTTTTAATTTTGATGGTTTAGTTGTAACAGCAGTTTTTAATTTTGAACCTGGATTTGCTGCTCTATAAGATGCAACACCTTTTCTGTTTAATCCTCCTGATGGAGACTTACCTTCTTTTCTTTGCCATGCTGGTGTTGCCATTATTTTTTCCTCATAAAAGTTTTAACGTTTTTAGGTTTAGGTCCAGTATTACCTGCAGCTCTTTTTCGTCTGACAGCACTCGCCTTTTGCGAACTTGTCATTCGTGTGGCTTTTGCAAGTGGGACGCATTTTGGATATGCTCTCTTGCTTCCCTTTGATCTCCCGCACGGTTGATATTTCCCATTCTTCTTTGGAGCTCCTATGTCCACCCATTTTTCCGCTACCCATTTTCTTAAACCACCTGCCATTATTTTTTCTTTTTCTTTTTTCCGCCTGGTTTTATTTTACCAGAACAAACTGCTGATCCATACATATTAGCATATGCAGATGGATACACTTTAAATTTTCTTTTAGCCGCAGCTTTTCCTTTTGCACAAAGTTTAGCCATTATTTTTTCTTCATTTTCATTTTTTTAACTCTTCCACCTTTAGCCATATAACCCATTTTGTTTCTAACAGTTTTAGGTAATTTTGCTAAACCCGGATTTTTCTTTGGATCTACTTTTTTCATATTATTTTTTTCCTCCTAAGTGTTTTAATTCAGTAGCTTTAATGCCGTATACCGCTCCAACGACAGCTACCCATAAAGAAATTATCCACCACGGCATTGTTTGTAATTTTTCAAAATATAAATCAAGTTTCTGACCTATTTCTTCATCTTCTGCAAAAACAGAATATGCAAGCAAAAACAGAGGCGATGAGAGAATTAATAAAATGAATTCGTCCTTCCAGTCACCTTTTTGATTTTGAGCAATCTGTCCACTGTACTCGATCTCTCCTCGTTTCATCTTTTCAGCATGCACGATTTGTGCCTCTGACATTATAATTTCAGATTTTTTCTTATTCTTATAAATTTCAGCACCGGTTTTAAGCGCAGTGCCTATAAGACTCCACGGAAACATAATTTAATACCAGGTTGCTTTTTGTTTTTTAATGGTTTTAGTACCTTTAACAGTTACTTTTGGATTTTCTCCGGCTTTAGGTGTAGGAATAGCCTTTCCACCTTCAGGAGCCCCAACTTCCATTTGAGATTTCATCTCTTTTTTATTTTTTTTCATAGTTATTTCCTCTTCTTAGATAGTTTAGCTTCAGATAATGCAATTGCAATAGCCTGTTTAGGATTTTTTACCACTTTTTTTGATTTTCCGCTATGTAATTTTCCTTTTTTAAACTCTCTCATTACTTTAGCGACTTTTTTCTGACTTTTTTTCATTACATTCCACCTTTATTTTTTAATTCGTGTTGTAAAACAGTTTTAGTCAACGAAGTACTGGCTCGTAACTCTGCTAAATCTTCATTTTGTTCTAATTTTTCATCTTGATTAGATTGATTCATCATTGCTTTCATCTTATCAAGATTAATTCTCTCTTCATCTTGCTCTTTTCGTCTATTATTTTCTGCAGCTCTGATGTCAAGTTCTCTTGATTTTAGTTTTGCAATAGGATCATTACCAAAATCACCATTAATTTTCTTTTCTTCTTGAATATATTCATCCATCATCTCAGCAATCAATACTGCTTTTCTAGATTCAATCTGCATATTCAATTGCATAACCATTTGTTGCATTTGTGGATTCTGCATTGCTTGTGGATTTTGTTGCATTGCTTGTAATTGCATTATCTCTTTTGCAAATTCTAATTCAACTTGTTCTAAAGCCATTAAAGAAACATGTTCAAAAATATTTTTTTGTAAAGATGCACCAATCACTGGATTATTTTTTGTAATATTAGTTGCCATAAAATGTAAATGAGCAGTGATGTGAGCTCTGTGATCTTGTCCTTTAAATGCTTGGAATGGAATACCACTTAATGCATCAATATGTTCTAATGCTGGATCTTTAGGCATTGGTTGAGGTGGTTTCTTTAAAATTAAATCTACATTCTTAACACCTAATGCTTCATACATATTTCTGTATGCTGCATATAAATTATGTAGTTGTGGATTAGATTGAGCTAATTGTAATTCAGCTTGAGCCAAACTAATTCTTTGTGTTTGAGAAAATATATTAGGATCAGCAACTGGAACAATATCGACTTTATCATCAAAGTCTTGTTGTTTAATTACTCTTTGACCACCAACAACATCATAAGGATATTCTTCAGGTAAATATAATTTAAATACTCTAGATAATAATCTAAACTCATTTTTAAGAGCTGCATATAATCTTTTGTGAATTGCAGACATGGTTCTTGAACCACGTTCAAGCAATGCAACTGTCGTTCCCACTGCAGCTTGTTGATTTCCCTCACCTACTTGCATGTCAGCTATAGATGCGAAACGCTGACCAGCCTGTACGACGACACCCATAAGTTGAAGAAGTGTTGCACTTGGCTCTTTGAATGGAAGTGTCATAAAAGCATCTCTTATGTTTCCACCAGGAGCATCTACATCCCTGAATTCACCAGGTTGTATAGATTGTGCATCATCTCTAATTCTGATTCCTCTTTGCTTAAATCCAGCAGGTAAGTTTGATAAAGTTCCAGCATCTAATAATGATCTTAATGCTGATGTTGCAGTTCTTGATAATCCACCAATCATATGGATTAAACCAAATCCATAAAATCCTAAACCAGGTAAAAATTTAAAATGTACAAAATAGGAAATTTTTTGTCTTAAAGGATCCCCTATTTCATAGTTTCTTCGAATACTTAATACTTCTCGAGAGTTTGTTTCTATCGTTACAATATAAGGAAGTTTAATTCCAGTTGGTTCCCCTTCGGGCCCTCGATCTTCAAAACCCTCAAGATCTAGATTAACATGACATTCAAGTAATGTGAAGACATCTTCATTACGACCTGTTTGTCTAGTCCCTTCTAATTCGTGTTCTTTTTTATCCAAGTCGTCTTGTTGTGCATAACCAGGAGTTAATTCTATATCTCTATAGAAACCATTAACTTGTTGTTTTCTTAAATCATTTTCAGAAATTCTAATTCGATGCATAATCGATTCCGCATCATCTAATGAGGTAGCTGTGTACGGAACGATTAAATCATCTGCAGGTACAAACTTTGATACAGCTCGTCCTAATAATTCATCATAGTAAACTTTTTTAAAAGAAGATCCTGCTAAAGGTAAATAGAATAACATTTGATCAAACTCAGCTTCATACTCTTTCATCTGATCCATGATTTGATAATTCATAAATTCTTTAACACGATTAGCTTGAGCTTCTCTTTCAGGAGTTACTGCTCCAACGATTTGAGTTCTTACAGGTCCTTGAGCCGGGAGCAATTCTTTATAAGCCAACGCTTGGAATTGAGTGACCGCTTCTGCTAGAACAGGATGTGTTGCACCAGCGGCACCTTGGAAGGGTTCGGTTCTATCTTCGTATTTGAATCCTAAAAGATCAAGACCTTTAACATAAGCTTGTTCCCAGTCTTGTCTTGAAGATTTATAGTCTGAATAATTATTAAATAATTCTGAACCAAGAGGCGCCAATATTTCCTCTGGTAGTAACTCTGCTAGATTGTCATAGTGATTTTCTGATTGAGCCTGGTTGAAGGCTCCTGGTTCAAAATTAATTTCTACTCCACCATCTGCTAATGGTGTAATTTCAGTCTCACCTACATTAGGTAAGTCTTCTTGAATTTCTATATTTTCTTCGGCCGCTACTTCAGGACCTTCTATTTCAATTTCTTTTCTAACTTCGTTTGGAAGTGATTTGTCTATTTCTGCCATTTATTTTCTCCGATTTTATAGTCTTAACAGTATTATATTCAATATTCAAGCCTTGTGGTGTAGGTCCTGATTTAGGCGGCACAGTTGTTGTAAGTCTTCTATACTTACTAGGATGTTTAAATACAAATGTCATTTACCAATAATAAGTTCGTTTTTTTCTGGGTAAGTCATTATCTTTATAGTCTTCTGGATGAATAATCAAGCCCCCTTGTCTAAATCTCATTAATGCTTGTGTTGTACTATCTACTAAGTCATCATGATCTCCATATGGAAATGAAGCGCACTCTTCAATGACTTCTTGAGCAAACTCTCTATCTTTAGGAGCCCAAATCATTCCAGACTCAAACATTGGTGCAACTGCATTAACTCTAGAATGTTTATCATTTCCTTTTGATGGAGAAAAATTTACAACTGGAATTCCCATTTGTCTAAGTTCATAAGTTAATGGAAGACCAGAAGCTTTAGCTTCAACTAAAACAGTTTCAGGTTGCCAGTAATCATACTGTTCTTTTGCAATTCTTCTAAGTTCAGGAAACTCTAATCTTTCTTTTAATGCATCAAGTAAAATTATTTGTTGTGGATCTCCTTCATTCTCTTGAAAGATTCCCCAAGTTGTAATTGCACTAAAGTCAGCAGTTTCTTTTTTCATGAACGCCGTATCATAACTTTGAATAACATGTTGTAGTGGCGGTAAATAATCTTTATCCCAATCTTGCCACCATTCTCTTTTTAATAATGCACCTTCTTCTGCAGTTGGGTTTTGCATATACTGTGCATTCCATTTTGCAATACCAGCAGAAGCTTTTACTTTTTCTAATTCTTCTAACTTCCAATATTCTGGCCATACAGGTTTTCCATTTGGAAGGATTGCAGGAAATTCTATAACTTCCCATTGATCTGCTTTTGCTTCTTTAGCTCCAGCATTAACAAGTTGTGCTGTTAAATCTTTTGTAGACCATCTAGTCATAACAATTACAATTGCTCCACCAGGTTGCATACGTTGTCTAGGTCCTGATGTATACCATTCATATGCATTATCAAATGCAGTTTGAGAATTAACATCTTGCTCTGAATGTGGATCGTCAATAATTAATAAGTCAGCACCACGACCTGTTACAGCACCTGATACACCAACTGCAAAATATTCTCCACCACCATTTGTTTCCCAACGTCCAGCTGCTTTTGAATCTTCTCTTAATCTTGTTGTAAATAAATCTTGGTATTCTTCTGAGTCAATTAATGTTTTAGCTTTTCTACCAAAACGAATTGCAAGTTCTGCTGTGTGAGTTGCTTGAATAATTTTTAAATTTGGTCTGTTACCAATCATCCAAGCTGGTAAAAAATAAGATGCAAATTCAGATTTAGTATGCCTTGGTGGCATATTAATAATTAATCTTTTACATTCACCAGTTCTAATTCTATTAAATGCATCAGCTATTTTTGTATGATGATTACCTTCAACAAATTCAGGCCAAGTGTATTTTACAAAAGATAAAAAATCAGTTCTATATTTTTGTTGTGTAGATTTTTTTATTTTAGTTAATATATCTAATTTTAATTGTCTTCTAACTTTCGGATCAGCTATTTGATTTATTTTTTCTAAACTAAGCATAATATTAATTATGGTACCTAAACAATTTTTTTACCCCTCCCCCCTATTTGAAAAAAGGTATATTTGAATTTGTCCAGATGAAAAAGTATTGTACACCATTCTCTATCTAAATCCAAGACTATAGTGTATGTTTAGGATCCCTATATTTGTTTTACCTCCCTCCCCCCTCTTTTAAAAAAACAAATTCCTAGATTGGTCTGGTACCTCTATCAAAGCGCGAAGCGCTCTGGGTGGGACCCGCCCACATGCTCTTCTCTCCCTGCGACACTTTGTCGCACCTACTATATCTAGTGGGTGCGACGTTATGACATATTGACTAGCCCATGCAACCTATACAGTAGCCTTCACCTTTAAAAGATTTAGACCACTCACCAGGCTTCACGGCTTGACTACACCCACGACAAGTGTTCGTTTGTCGGCACCACTCGTGTGCCTTGGTCAAGGCTTCTTTTTTAGAGAAGCCCTGTCCAATAAACTCTTGCTTTTTTAAATCAACAGCAACACCCATTATTCAACCTCTGGAAATGGTAGTTCTAATTGACTATAGTTAAAGTTTTCATCACTCTTAACTACTTCTTTTTTATCAAGCTCTTTGTCCCATTGTTCAGTAATACGAGCTTTACTATCTTCCATATCTTTTTTAACTAACCTCAATATCTCATCTAGCGTATTCGCTATTCTGATTAATGGGTTAATTGATCTGTCGTTTATGTTGTTATCATCTGTCATTTTATTCCTTTCTGTTATGGGATAATAATTACATTATCCCATAACCATTGTCAAGTGTTAGTTTTCGTTTTTTATATTAGGTAAAGCTGTTAAATCAGTATTCCAACTTAACCCTATTTTCTTACTTACTTCATTTAAAGAAATAGCTAGAGTATCTGGTGTGCCACTTTCCATAACAGTATCAAGAGCTTTTTGTTTTAACTCTTTTAACTGTCTTAACCTTGCACCCTCTGGTCTTCTCTCTATTTCTTTTTCAGCTTGATTTTTAGCCCAACTTCTTAATTGGTCTTCACAATCTGATAAAGACAACTCACTATCACTATAACTATCTCTCTTTCTTCTAAAAGTATAATCAAGTTCAGCGTCTTTAGGTTTTTTCTTTTCAAAGAAAGTTATAGCTGTTGCTCTAGCTTCAGCTAACATTTTTTCAGCTTGTCTAAATTTATTGATGATTTTATCAGCACCAATTTTTTTAGATAGCTTTTCAACAGCAACATCTGTTGCTTTTGTTTTGTATTGTTTTACTAACAGCTCTTGATCGTCAATTAACGGATCAAACTGTCTTCTTACTTTTTCTTTGAAGTGATCTAACTGATACTTCGTCATTGATTGTGCCATAATGTATTTCCTCCATTTGTTAAATACACTAGTGTTTTAAAACACATGTGTTCGCATTACCATTTGACAAATTGTCGCAGTTTTTGTTTTTTTATTGGGGTGGGCCCCGCCCACATGCTCTTCTCTGCCTTGCGACAACTTTATCCAGGTGTTGCCTT